CATACGGCACAACTAACTGCTCCGCAGGAACAAACTTACTTACCGCACGACCCATCACATCATCATAATAAACCTTCTTAAATGTACTGCCCGCCAACGGAAGATAAAATAACATCTGATCCATGTCAGGCGTGTAATCCTCCATCACATTCGTAATGTAATAATTCATAAACATCCGAACACGAGATGCCTGCTCCTGCTTGGATCGCGTCTCATCTCCCATAATAGCCGTCCGAACAGGCCCCGAAGAGGGCAATAACTCATTAAACGCCTGAGCCTGAAACTGCGTCGCAGCCTCAGCTAATAAAGGATGCGTCACCCCCGACGCACCACGAAACGGCTCCGTCCGCTCCTCATAATTAAAACCAAGAAGCTCTAAACCATCTGTGTAAGCATCCTCCCAATCCTGACGACTCGCCTTGTTCGCGTCAAACTCACCCATCAATTCAGACGAAATAGCCCCTAACTCACGGTCATCCATACCCTCCGCTAAGTTGGAACCAAAAGCCATGTCCTCAACATCTTCAGTAGGATCAAAATCTATTACAACACCACCGTCATCCTCAGCAATAATCTCAATCTCCTCATCGCCAGAAAGCATCAAAGGAGTCTCCAAAGAATCCGGAATCTCTAACTCTAACTCAGCCGCTAAATCAGCCTCGTCCAATTGAGACGGAACATTCCTGTCCATCAAACCGCCAGTAGGTGCCCTCGCCATAGAACTCTCCTAGTAATACGACCTCACCATAACAGACTTTTCATCATCTTGCCAATCATCTGTTGGCAACTGTATAAAATTACCCTGACGATAACGCATCAAAGCCTGCGTCATACTATCAACCAAATCATCATACTCACCCTCCGGAAACGCAGCAACCTCCTCAATTAAATCCTCCGCCCAACCCTTGTCCGGTGCCCAAACCATGCCCGCCTCAAATAATGGACTCACCGCAAATACACGACTCACCTTGTCATTCCCCTTGCTCGGAGTAAAATTTACAACAGGTATCCCCGTCTGACGCATCTCATGAGTCAAAGGCAAACCACTCGCCTTCGCCTCAATAATAACCGTGTCAGGCTCCCAATACTCATACTCCTCAAACGCTAACGCCTTCAATTCAGGAAAATCATAACGACCCTTCTTAGCATCCAACAAAATCAAATTCGGAGGACCCCCCTCCTCCGGATAAAATACCCCCCACGTCGTAATCGCACTGTAATCCGAACGCTCACGCTTCGTAAACGCCGTGTCATAACTCTGAATAACATACTGCAAACTTGGAATGTTCTCACCTTCCCAAATACGCCACCAATCACGAGGTATAATCGCATTCTCCTCACCAGTGGGATTCTGCTGATATTGCGCATTCCACTTGCTAGGAGGTATAGAGGCCTTGACCGCCGTTAAATCCTCAATACTCCAAAACTCCGGCCAACATGGCCTGCCATCATCAAAAATAGCAGGTAACTCAACAACCTCCCACTGATCCGCTAACGGATCCTTCGCCATCGCACGCAATAATTGACCCGTCATGTCCTTCTCAGACCAACGCGTCTGTACCAAAACTATACTACCACCCGGCTGTAAACGCTGACGAGGACCCCCCGTATACCAATCCCACGCATCATCAAAACCACTGCTGCTCATCGCCGTCTGCTCAGAATGTGGATCATCAATAATTACTAAATCACCACCACGACCCGCCAAATTACTACCAACACCAACAGCATAATACATCCCACCACGACTCGTGTCCCAACGACCACTCGCCTTGCTATCAACCGCTAACTTAACCTCCGGAAACACCTCCCGATACTCATCACTGTCAATCAAATTCTTCGTCTTGCGCCCAAAATTTACCGCCAACTCAGTCGTGTGCGTCGCCTGAATAATCTTCATCCGCGGATCATGACCCATCATCCACGCAGGAAACAAAAATGACGCAAACTCACTCTTCGTGTGCCGCGGCGGCATGTTAATAATCAAACGCTTTAAATCACCGCTCGCGACCCGCTGAAGCTTCTCCGCAATAATCTTGTGATGCCTCCCAGATATGAACTCAGGCCACATCGCATGTACAAAATGTAGGAAATTATTTTGCGCTAATTCGTTTTTCTCCAATTGCGCTAAACGCAACTGTAATTTCATCATACGATCCTCGACCGATCCTACCGTAACATTCATCCGGGGCCCCTATGCGACTTTATAATAACGATACTATTTTGTTCACGAATATTTGTCAAAAACATGGCACATGCACTCGTCGGCACAGCGCGGGGCCGCGGCAAAAAAATCGCGGATTTTGGCGCAAAAACTGCGAAATTTGACCCGATACCCGGGGGACCCTGGGCGATTTGAAACGCCCGCCAAACGCGAACCGCGACACCCAGCGCGGGCCGCGGATCCCCGCCAAACTGCAGCGCGAACCGCGACGGCTGCCGAACGGTTTGGGCCGCGAACTGGGAGGTTCGAACCGATCCCCAAGGCGCGCGGATCCAGTCGGTAGGTTTAAGAAAGAAGGAGGGTGGAGCGTTGGCGCAAGTTTTATAGACAAATAAAAAGACCCGCCAGAGTGAATAGGCGGGCCAATAAAAGACTTGTTGAATTTAACTGTGGCGCGAGCCGTCAGGTTCAATGCCAATATAAATTCGACCGGTGAACACCACATACGACCCATCGTCGTAGCCAATTGGCTTTTGAGCCGATTTTATAAAATCAGCCAGAGACATCTTAACGTCGTGCCATTTGTGAATATGTTCGATTGCTTCAACTTGTTTGGCGTTCATAACTTCACCTCTTTTAGTTGTCTTTTTAGCGCGCGTATTTCACGCGACTGTTGTAATATTAATTCAGTAGCGCGCTCAAGTTGGCGGACATTGCCATCCGGTTTCAGTCTTTTTTTCCCATAATGCCGCCACATTGCGCGGCAGTCAGAACAGGCGGCAAACGTATCAATTGGTTTAATGTTGCCGCACGCGTTGCAATAGGTAGTCATGATCAAACCCCAGAGATAGCAAGTTGACTAGGACTTAGGCCGTAAATCAAAACCTTTATTCCAGCTTGGTCTGTTACATGTTGGTTTTCTGTTTTTGCGACTTCCGCCAATTCTCTTGTTTCGTGCTTTGAAACTATGTTGTAGTTTCGATCCATTACATAGAACATTTTTGTACCTCATAAAAAAAGGGCAGGATTACCCTGCCCTCATATAAACGCATATATGCGCTTATGTAAAGTTTTATGCAGCGATCCGTTGCCAGTCACGATCATTCATATTTAAAAGCTTTCCCCCCCTTTGCTGCCATTGGTCCGCATCGTCGGGATGGCATTTGTTAGCTACAGCAGTTAAAGCATTCACCACAGTTGCACGGCTTACATGCTCTTTGTCGCTGTAACCGTCCTGTTTAAGCGTCGCAATCAAACCGTTCAGAACGTCGGTGTTTTCTTTTTTGCTAAGTTTTAAAACCGTTCCGACGCGCTCCGGAATTTCTGAAAATTCGCCCTCTATTATGTCACCATGCGCGGCGTTCATTTGATCTAAAACTTTATCAAAGGTCTCCCGGCTCGCATACTTTCCCGCCAAATCTCTAAGCTTTAATTCCAGAGCCTTGTTATCCGCTTCTTTTGCTTCGTTTGAAAGTAGACCATAATCGGACATATCCCTTGCGCTCGTGATATGGCTCGAGCGTGTTTTGTTTTCCGTTTGCATGCCATTATCACAAGCCAACGTCCAAAACACTTGGTAAACGTTAACAGAGCCCGCGCCAACCTCACTATTTCCAAAGCCTATCCCGTTGGCCATGCGATCGCCTACCACGGCTTCCCCCGTTTGAATTAAACTTTTGAGGCGCATGTATAAACGTTGATCCGTAACCGTAGCGTTCACAATTTGCCATTGTGCATCGCTTTCGATTAATTGCGGAATTACGGCGTTGCAAAGGTCGTAATTGTCAAAAGTTTTAAATTTGTCAGATACAAAAGCGCGCGCTATTCCTGACGTTTCGTCGCTATCCAAAAAGGTTCGGATCATACGGTTGACGGGTTCACGGTCCCAACGTGCCTGAATTAACGCGTCATATTCTACAGGGTAATTTTCTTGCAATCGCCGCGCCGTTCTCGTGTCAATTTCGGCACTCGCCGCGATTTGCCCTTGCGCGTGTGAATTGATGTTAAGGACACGGGTTGGTTCTCCGCCGTGCGCCTCAATTACTATTTGGGGCAACCCGTCGTCACTAGTTCTTTTTTGCAGATTACCAGTTGACGCCAAAAAGTCAGCGCTCCTAGCGTTTTGATTTCTTACCTTTTCTAAGAATTTTGTTAGCGTTCCGTTTTCATTTTCAATTTGCATTTTTACTACTCCAAATGTTAAGGGGCAGGATTGCCCCTGCCCCTTGTCTTATATTATCGCATATTATGCAAGTAGAAATTTTTAAAAGTTTAAGTAGACTTTTTCATTCAAAGCCCCTCTTTTTTTCCTCAAAAGTTAACCGTTTCATTTCCCAATATCTCCCGCTACATGGTGTCTGATTATTGACCGCGGCGGTAAACCAGCAACAAAGCGCTTTAACTTTTCCGCGTCAGTTTCATCTTGTTCCGTTTCGCTTGTTTCATTCCACCAAATGCGACAATTTCCTTGCGCACCATAACAACCACCCTGCGCCGTATTATCCGCAGCTTTTCGTTTGTTTGGACCATGCGCAGTAAAGCCGATGATGAAATCCCGGTCCGGCCTTGCGCATAATGGTTCACCATTACCGCAACTATTACAGCCTATATTTCTATATTCCGCCGGACAACGAACAAATTTTGCACCACAACTTTTAAAAGATTTTTTGCCCAACTTTTCCCAATGATCTGACGTTAAAACGGAAACTGTCGGCACTTTATCTTGTTTAGAAAATACCGCGGCGCAAACCGAGTCAGGAGCAGACCAATTTATGACCGTTTTTCCGACTTCGCGCATTTTATGCAACCAAAATTTATAATCAAAATGTGAATAGGTGAAAGACAATCCTTTTTTTGGTTTAGCATATAATAACGCGTTCAGATATTCCTGATCTATTTCGCTTGCACCCTTGCCGCTATCGTTCAGCTTGCAATTGCTGGGACAGGTTCCAAACATATCATTTTTGCCCGCTCGATATGTGACGGCTATTCCCTTGGTTTTCTTTGCTCGTGATATTTCAACTGTTTTTAACATTTTTTAACCCTCAAATTTTAACCCGTATTTCATTTTTGAACCAACGTTCCGCGATATCTTTCGGCAAACAAACCCCTCTATCTGGTCTGGGTTTTCCGTTTGGATAAAGACTTTGCCCGATGTTAACTTGCCAATGGTTTGGATAATCGCTTCTAATAACACCCGCGACAAAGTACTCGTTCCCGTTTGTGTCTTTAACCGTTCTCAACATTGTTTAACCCTCATATAAGATATATCGCATACCCTACCAAATAAAAAACCCCGCGTCAATGCGGGGTCTTTTTTATCGTTTGCGTCGCCTTTTTGGCTTGCTGGCGCGTCGGGACAATTGATCATAATCCGCGCCATAAATTAAACGCCCAATCCAATTAAGCAGAAACATCATCAACCTCCCGATACATTTTAGAAGCGCTTAACAAAGCCAAATGCGCCCGATTTAATGAAGCTCCGGCCTGACCAAAATCACCAATACTATCATTTCTTGTTTTCACCCCATTAGGCACTTTATCAAAAAATTCATCCAAATCTGGATCGGAGAAGATACGCCGCATATCTTTTATTTTTTCTTGCAAGTAATAGAGATCAGTTACCATTAACCGTACAAAGTTTTCTTGTTTCATTTTTTACCTCACTTTCTGTACATGCGATCTTATGCGATCATGTGGGACATATCAATGCGAAAAAATCTTCCCACATGAATTTTTTTGAATGCATCAAGCGAGGTTGGGTTTTTAATCCGTTCTCTTTTAAATCCAAAGCTTGGCTTGCGTGATAGAGAAAAAGATAGGGTAAGGCGTCGGGCTTGTTTTGTTTTTTTACCAGTGTCCAAGTGCTGCTATGCTTATGACGGATTTGCCACGCAACTTGATGTGGGCTTAGATTTACTGCGTTAGCTTTACAAAACTTCAGTTCGACAAAGTGAAAACGTCCACGCTCATCGCAGATCGTCAAATCTGGAATACCTTGACTTGCCCAGTTTTCAATTCTTGTTAGAATTAAATTTCTATTGGACCTCTTTGAAGCTGCCTTCAATTGTTGATACAGGCTCGCTTCCATCTTCGTCTGGGGTAATGTCAATTGCGCCATAAGTACGCTTCAACTCATCCAATGCTCTCTGGACTTCCTCTTTGCTCATACTGTCAATACTACCGTGTCTGATTTCCGACTTGTTAACGTAGATATCACCTTGAGCCTGACCGCGCCGATATTCCGCTTGGACCGCTGCGCTGTACGCACCATCTGCCAACGCCAGATCACGGATACGTTGTAAGTCTCGCACATGTCTCTGATAAGTGATACCAAACTTTTCATCCAGCTCATCACGATATCGTTTGATGGCGGCGCAAACATGTGGGCTAATATGTGGATTTGTCATCTGGGAAGCACGAACAGGGGCCGACTTTTTTGTATATCCGGCGCGTTCTGCGGCCTCCGACATTGTGATGGTTCCGTCATTTGAAACTAATTCTTTGACAAATTTTTCTTGCATACGGGTTAGGGGAGAGTTTTCGTGGAGCCGTTTACGACCCCTAAGTTCGTCAGGATTTTGTTTTGTCCAACGTTTTCCGGTGGGTTTTTTCTTCTTTCGTAACACCAAACCCTTCGGAATTGGCGGAATTTTAGCCATAAGTTACACCTTTTATTTTGCTATAATTGTGTCCTAACAGCACAAAACCACTAAATCTAGTGTAAGAGTTTATGTGACAGTATAAGAAGGTATATAGGGTTACATTTTTGACAAAATGGTGTAACCCAAAAATGTAACCAAAAACCCCTTTGTTTATATAGACTTAGAACAAAAGTTACACGGTTACACCGGTTACACCTATAAACGCAAAAAATATTTTTTTTATTTTTCTGGCTATATATATAAAAGGCGTAACCGGTGTTACGCCTTTTGTTTAAAATATTCCGACACTAACGCCGAATATCCACCCCAAACAAATTATTAAGATGACGGCGCAGATGATTTTGTCTTCATGTTTTTTTATCATCTTTTAACCAACTCTTTATTTTTTGTTCAAGATCGAAAGATTTAAAAAAGGCTTCACAGTATTCGGCAAACTCATCATCTTGGTAGCAATCGTCAAGATTACCGCGGGCCGTGGTCATTGCGTCTTGGACTGCGTTTAGGAGTGTTTGCGCTTCGTCTTTTGATATGTGGATTATCATTTGTCATTCTCCTTTTTCAAAAATTGGATACACTCGGCATCCATTTTTTCTTGGATGGCCTCAAGGGGTACGCCTTTTTTTTCCATTCGTTTGCGCATGGCATAAAGGCGCTTCATAAACTTCAAAGGCATTGTATTTTTATCGGGTAGTTGCGCTCTATCGGTTGAACTATTTGGACCCCGTGTTCCTCGCCATACAATCTCTTCCAATGGACCTGTAAGCCCTCGGCGTTCGGACATTGGAATACCCACATGATTTTTTTCGAAACAAACTTTTTGGGCTAGGTCTGGGTCTTTCTTTACAATATATTCAAAAAACCTCACACTTTCTTCGAGATATCCATGAAGTTTCGCTAAATCGAGTACCCCAGCATTCGTTATAATGTCGTGGATTACAACACCTCTCATTTTTCTCTCATCAGGCATTTTTTTTTCCTTTTGTAGCCACCCTCTAAGTATGCGATATTATGGGAGATAAGTCAAGACAATAAAAAAGCCCGCATTTAGCGGGCTTTAATGTTCTATGCCTCTTTTTTGCAGTATTTTTCCATAAACTCTGCCATTGCTTTAAAGCGGTCTGCTACTTCGCTTTGACTATAGCAACCATGCTCATCTCTAAGATGATGGTCCGTGTCCCACGCTAAGTCTTCTGCGTATTGTGGCATGGAAACCCAATAACATTGGGTCCACCGCTCGTAATCGACTGTAAAGCCATACTTCCGCTTCATCTTGTCGATGTAGCTTCTGTATTGGTTAGCGGTTTGTTTTGGTTTACGGGCTTGATCAGGTATTGTGATTT